CTTTATGGATGCCAACAAAAATCGACTTCGCGAAATGAGCCTGCGTATGGCAATCAAAATTGGCCAACTGTATAAGAGCTTTCCTACCAAGTGGCAGGCACTAGCCCAATCTACTTGTATGAAGGCTGCTTAAACCGAAGTTTTTGTTAGCTCCTTTTACTTCGGTATCTTAGCCCTACTTCGGTAGGGCTTTTTTTGCTATCCAATTTCATGTATGTTATAATATGCTTATGAAAACTTTTCTTTATGTAGAAGATTATCTAGAAGTCATTAACGGCGATCGAGACCCTGCATCCGGAAAACTTTATGGGCTTTTCAATAACACACCACCAATAGTAAGTTTGGCTAGGTATGATGTACAAATTCTAAGTTCAATGAGTGCGACTACTTCAGACGGTAAAAGTTTGACAGACAAACAGGCTGAATTGGCTGTAAAAATAGTTCTTAAGTATCGCAAGCAACTGGAAAAATTAGAGATTGATGTAACTCCTGTTGAAACACCCAAGTTCAGATTAGGGATAAGGCAAATAGATCGTAGACGCTTGTTATACATCGACAATAACAAATTAGTTCTAAAATTTCCATATGATACCAAGTTAATTAGTGATATAAGAGATTTGGCCAAAATCAGTCAAGGGCAATGGACATTTAATTCTGCCAATAGACACTGGGAGTTGGCCATAACTGAAACTAATGTAGTAGCCGCACACGGCTTTGCCTCAAACAATCAATTTGAAATCAGTGACGATTTCCACAAATATTTAGATTTAGTATTGGAATGTGAAAAAGTTCCATACCAAATTCAATTATCGGAAAATGAACACAACTTGCATATAACTAATGCACCCCCATCGCTTGTCGAAGCTATTAACAATTATTGTGGCTTTCACAAAAGTAATATTGATTTACTAGTTGATAACGCTCCTATTTACGGATATACAGTGAGTAAAGCTATAGAAGACCAAATTATAAAAAAATATTCTCCAAGAATTTACAATCTAATGACGTCATTGGAACAAAAGTTCAATCCCAGTGTTCCATATGAAGTTGCCAAAGACATTGTAGAGTATGCTAAAATATCTGGACGTTATCCTATCTATGTTTATGAACCTAATATGAGTGAAAGCTTATTAAATAATTTTGTTTATCAATATTTTGATGAGTCAGAAGTTCATAGAGTCAAAGATTTGAAAAAAGAAATATCTACTGTGCATAAAAAAATAATTTACTTTAACAAATATATGGCACAATGGGAACAACCTATTCAGTTACTTATCAGCGGTCAAGGCATGATGCACGGTGGAGAAAAATCTGTGTTATTACAACGTGCCGAAAAGATTGTTTATTTTGCAACTGAAGTATATAATAGTTTGAACACGAAAAGATAAACTAATGCAAGCTCGGCTGTTAATTAAAGATGAAGTAAACGTTAAAATTGAAGGGTTGGAACTTGCCACTCGAACGGCTCTGGTTAAGAAATACAAATACGAAATACCAGGTGCTAGATATCAACCATCGGTGCGATTAGGTAGGTGGGATGGCAAAGTTCCTTTCTTTAATCTTGGTGGAACCACGTACATAAATTTACTCCCAGAGATACTTCCTTATCTAGATGAACAAGGCTATGACATTGAAATAGATGACACTAGAGAATATCGTACTACATTCGAGTTTACTAAGGTAAACGAAAGCAGTTACTCACATAAAACTTGGCCTAAAGGACATCCTAAAGTTGGAGAAGCCATTGTATTTCGTGATTATCAACCTGAGATTATAAACAGATTTTTAGAAAACCCGCAGTGCGTACAAGAAGTAGCAACTGGTGCAGGCAAGACTATCATTACTGCTGCATTGTCTGATGCAGTAAGTGCTTATGGAAGAAGTATAGTAATCGTACCAAATAAAAGTTTGGTGACACAAACAGAAGACGATTTTGTTAACCTTGATCTAGATGTTGGTGTATACTTTGGTGATCGCAAAGAATATAATCGAACACATACAATATGTACCTGGCAAAGTTTAAACAACTTGCTTAAGAATACCAAAAATGCAGAAGCAGAAATTACCATTAGTGAGTTCTTAGAAGGCGTAGTCGCAGTTATAGTAGATGAGGTACATCAGGCCAAAGCCGATGCACTTAAAACTTTATTGAGCGGTCCGTTCGCACATGTTCCTATCCGTTGGGGACTAACGGGCACCATTCCCAAAGAAGATTATGCGCGACAAAGTATCAATTGCATGCTTGGTCCAGTTGTAGGACAGTTAAGTGCTAGCGAATTACAAGAAGCTGGACATCTAGCACAGTGTCACGTTAATGTGGTACAGTTGATTGATTATCAAGAGTACACAAATTATCAAAGTGAACTAAAATATCTAATAGAAAACACTGAAAGACTAAATTACATCGCCGGACTGATAAGTACAATTGTTGATTCAGGTAATACACTTATTCTAGTAGATAGGATAACTGCCGGTCGAGCACTAGCTGAAAGATTACCAAACAGTGTCTTTGTATCAGGATCAACTAAGTCCGGGGAACGTAAAGAACACTATGACGAAGTGGCAGAGGCAAAAGATAAAATCATTATCGCTACCTACGGCGTTGCAGCAGTTGGTATTAATATTCCCCGTATTTTTAATCTTGTTTTGCTTGAGCCTGGTAAATCTTTTGTACGAGTTATACAAAGCATCGGGCGGGGCATTCGTCGCGCAGAAGATAAAGATTTTGTTCAAATCTGGGATATCACTTCCACCTGTAAGTTCGCAAAAAGACATTTAACAAAAAGAAAAGCTTTCTATAAGGAAGCTAATTATCCTTTCACCGTAGAAAAGGCCGAATGGCAATGAGAATATTAACATTAGAAAACACAGCATACGAATTAAATGATATACCCGACGAAGTTGAGGATTTAAGATTTGCTGTTCTTGACAATTCGGATCCAAGAACACCAGATTACTTTTATATACCGCTGATATTTCTAGAAAGCTTTAATAGTCCGGCCTTGGTTTTACGTATTGGTAACAGTGTAATTAAAATGCCTGTTGACTGGCATGTTTTAATTGGGGAATCAGATTTAGGTGACTTAGAAGTAGTGCCGTTAACAAGTATCAATGATCGCGGATTCAGTGTATTCTGTTTTAATCCTATTTCAAGTTTTAAACCAGAATTTGCAAAAATTGAAATTATAGATATATATCAAGATGTAAAATGGTATTTTCCTAAACTCAAACCTGGTCAATTATTGGCAATACCGTTAGAAACAGGAGTAGAAAAACCACTGTGTGCATATTTTGTAAAAGATATTTCAAGACAAAGCGAGATTGTTGATTATGGAAAATGTTGGTAGATTAGAGCCTGGTGCGACATACATTTATGAAAGATCTGAAGGTGTCACATATGCTAGAAAAATAGGAGATCCTCCAGATACAAGATTTGAAATAGGCAGAGATTATGATAGCCGATCAGTGTTTAACGATTTACAAGAAGCAAAGTTATGGAGCGAAATCCATCGTGCTGCTAAAACAAATCCTGCTTTACAAGATGCTATAGATCGTGTTAAAATAATTCATGCACTAAGTAAACAACAAGAACAAATATTACATCATCCAGTATGAGTGATAAACTTAACATTGCAAATGAACTGCGAGCTTTTGATAGTAAGGATCGACGGTTTTATAATGATCTCACTGAAGAAGAAAGGAAGAAATTTTCAACTTTCTTAATGATACGATGGGGTAGTTCAGTACAAGGTAGTTCAGAATTACAACAATATTATTTGTTAGCCTGTAACGAAAATTTAAACAAGAACTTTTTTGAGTTGAGCCGTCATCCAGAATTGCAATGGTTGCTGGCAACAACTGTGAGTCCAGGTATGGGTACATTTAAACATGACTGGATAAAGCAAAAGAAACGTGAATCCGGTAGTAACAAAGTTGTAAAATTTTTAAAACAAGTGTATCCAGATCGCAGTCAAGAAGATTTAGAATTACTAGCAGAAATTAACGATATATCAGACATCAAAAAATTAGCACGTGAACATGGATGGGATGATAAACGAATCAAGTCAGAGTTATAAATGTAGATATTGCGAAAAAGAATTTCGCAAGGAATCAACATTGGCTGCACATCTGTGTGAATCTAAACGAAGATGGCAACAGGAAACAGAAACAGGGGTACAATTTGGACTTAGAGCGTATTTGCAATTTTATGAAACTACACAAGGATCAGCAAAATTAAAATCATATGAAGACTTTGTTCACAGCCCTTATTATCGCGCTTTCGTTCGTTACGGTAGACATCTGGTGGCTATTAGGGCTATCAATGGGCCTAGTTTTACTACATGGCTTTTAAAGAACAATAAAAAACTAGACCACTGGACCCGAGACAGTTATTACGAGGAATGGCTGCATGACTACATCCGAAGAGAATCGCCACAAGACGCACTTGAAAGAGCACTCAGAGAAATGGAAGACTACGCATCTGGAGATAGCGGTCTTGCTAGTTTTAGCCATTATTTTAGGTATGGCAATACTAATCGGATTTGTCATCATATTACCACTGGCCGTGTTACTTCTTGGATTGTTTACAACTGCGATAGTGGTGTTGAGTGGCTTGGAAATCTTAGCGAAGAGCATTTGGTTTTGGTTATGCCTTGGATTGATCCTGATTTTTGGAATCGTAAATTCCGCGATTACACAGCCGATACTGAGTGGGTCAGGCATGTTTTAAGAGAAGCAGGATTATGAAATTTACAAGTGACATTGACATTGATGTGGCAGACAGAGATAAAGCTTTATCTTTGCTTCGGCATGCCACTGCATCAATTATAAAAGACAATAAAATTACCAAACACAATACAGGTGTGTATTTTACGCCAATCCCAATAGATCCCTTGAGTTCTCATTGCAGCTTAGACTATAAAGAGGCAGAAGATCGGGGATATATAAAATTAGATATTTTAAATGTAGGACTCTATCAGCAAGTCAAATCGGAGCAACATCTACAAGAATTAATGAGTATTGAACCTGCGTGGGAGCGATTGTACGATGCAAATTTTTGTGCGCAGTTAATACACATAGGCTCACATTATAGTACGCTTATTAAAATGCCTGAGCCGGTAAATAGTATTCCAAGATTGGCAATGTTCCTTGCTGTAATACGTCCAGCAAAGCGGCACCTAATTGGTCGAACCTGGCAAGAAGTAGCAGAAACTATCTGGGAACGACCCGCAGACGATAGTTATTATTTTAAGAAAAGT